CTTCGGCTCGCACACCTGCCGGCGGTCTGAAATCGATGCCCGTGTATTTCTTTGCCACTGCCAACGTCGCCACACTGTAATCCGCTCCGCTGTCCTGTTCGTCGTCATCCGGATCGTCTGGCATGTCAGGCTGGTCTAACTCCAGATCCGCACGATACGCTGCCATGCGGGCTTCCATGTCGGCTTTCGCCCGCTGCTCACGTTCAATCTGCTGCAGCGTTTCGTCGAAGTCGCGGCCACGGCTCGCAAGGCTTTCCGTTTGCGTCGTCAGGCCTGACTCAATCGCCAGAATATCGGCCTGCACTTCCTTCTGTGGATCGACCCACGGCCAGCCCGGCGGAATCCACTGGTGCTGTAGGAAATGCTCGCGGTGCTCCTCGTACTTCACCGGATCGACGGGCAGAACGCCCTGCACAACGGCCCGATCAATGAACCGCGCCCACACCTTGCGGAAGACCTGTTCAATCAGGCAGGACTGCCATACCTTGAACGTGATTCGGCCATCAATCAGGGCAAGACGCCCGCCGCTGAAATTGTTCGTGAACTGCTTCGCCAACAACTCGTAAGGATACCGCAGCGCGGCAGCAACCCCATGCAATGACCACTCGACATACGGCGCCAGTGTCGTGCCCGGTCGCGCCGGGTCGCTGAACGTGATGCCCTCGCCGTCGGCCAAATACTGAATGCTGCCGGGTGCCAGATCCTCAAGATTGCTCCGGCTTCTACCGGCTTCTGCCAGTGTCACCGGATCAGTCACACCCGTGACGAATGCCCCGTGGCAGGCTGCCACCTGTTCGGCAATCAGGTTCGCATACACAAAATCCTTCAAGTCCTTCAACTTCGGCATGGCTGGTGCCAACCACGGCACACCACGCAACTGCCCCGGCGTCTGCTCTTCATAGCAGTGCAGAAGATCGTCCAGACTGACCTCAGTTTCCCGCAGGTCGTAACCGTAGGAATCATTCGGCAGCGTCTTCGTGACGTATGCCGCAATTGGCTTTCCTTTGGCATCCAGTCGCAGCCCCAAACGCCGAATGGCAGTCGGTGCCAATGGCCCATAACCAAACAGCGGAATCCGCTGCGGATGGATGACCTGAACCGTCAGCGTGACGGGCTTTGCTGGGTCGTCATCGTCTGCCATGTGCAGCCACGATTCGCCGAAAATCGCGTTGCACCGCTCCAGCATCCGCTGCTTCGTGTGCCAGCCTTCAGCCTCAGCCCACTTCTGAAACAGCCACTCAGACATCGCGCGGAAGTCTTCGGCCTGTTTCGGTGTCAGGATGCCGCGTTCCGGCTGCACTCGACACTGCGGACGAATGCCCACGCCGATGACGTTGTCAACTCGCCCGTTGATTGCAGATGCCGCGAAAACATCGGTACGGTACAGATCCACCGCCCGGTCAATCAGCGTTTCCAGCTCGGACTGCAATGCATCGTTTGTGGTCAGCTTACTGGCCAGCCACTTTTCCCCACGCAGGCGGTCATGGTCCGCCGCTTCCCACGCCGTAAACCGCTCAGCGGCTCGCTGTGCCATTGCCAGACGGATTTCGTGGTCAACACGGGCTTTGACCCGCTTTGATGCGAGCGCGGGGCTTACGGCTGCAATGACGCGGTCCAGTCGCGTCTGCCGTGCTGCTGCATCAACTCTGTTGCGCAGGTCAGTCATTGCGGAACCTCACAAGATTCCGAGACCGTCCGATGCCGCCGGATGCCTGCCGTCTCAGGTCGGCAATTCTGGCGTCCAGCTCTGCCAACCACGTGCTCGTCGGCTCCTTCTGCACCATCTGCCCGTCAACGGTGTAGCTCACCACGGGCGCACCGGACAGCAAAGCACCCTCGACTTTGTCGCGGATACCCTCAAACAGTGCCAGACGGTCTGCAGCGGATCGTGCCATGCTGCCACTGTCGCAGCAGGCCGGCCAGACTTCCAGCCCCGGTTTCCAGACAACTGGAAGTCAGCGGGCTTTCCGTCGTTCTTCGCGTGCCTTTTCGTAGGCGATGGCAGCCGCCTGCTTTGGCGGTCTGCCTTCGCGAATCAGCAGCCGGATATTTTCCGCAATAGCCTGTTTTCCGTAGCCCTTTTTCATCGGCATTTCTCAGCCCCTCCGGATCACAGTCTGAAAACGATTGCCACACCCACAGGCTCTGTACTGTGTCGAAAACTCGCCTGTGGTCGCTGTGTGCTGGACGGGTGAAAACTGGCCACACTGCGGACACGCACCGCAGCCGGGAACCCTGTGTGGTGCCGTGTAATTGCGTTTGACGTATCCCGGCGGTTTCAGTGGCTTCATTTCCAACCTTTCACGAATTTTTCGGGCTTTTTGCCTGAAATAACGCCGTTTTGTGGCCGATTTTCAGCGATTTTTTCGGCCCGTTTTCGCTCGAATTCTAACACGGAATGCCCCACAAACGCCAGATAACACGCATCCAGCAGGTGGTTGCGTGAAAATGTTTGCGTCCACTTCGTCACCGTGCCCTTGCCCACCTGGAATTCCTGCACCTCACGCTCTGCGGTCAGTTGTTTTGCCACTTCCATCCGGCCTTCCGGCTTATCCGTCCGTGGCAGCAACAATGCCGCCGCACTTGTGGCTTCCACGCTCAACGCCTGATGCACTCGCCGCTTCCAGTGGTCCGCGTTGTTCTGATACTCGCGATAACGCTTCGTGCCGTCCAGAAACGCCACGTCGTGCCAGCCCTCGCCAATCCTGAGTGTGATTTTGCTTTTGTCTTTCGGTGCGTGGTACGTCGTGCCTGAATGCTGCTTAAATCCGAACCCCTTGCACGTGTTCCACGTGTCATTCGTAGCGACGATGGACCGAATCAGATCCGTTTCCCAGCCGGCGTCAATCATGACGATTTCCGCCCCGCGTTGTCCGCCGTTCTCCAGCTCCCAGCCAGCCTCAAATTTTTCCATCAGCAGCCGCACAGCCTGCCGAATGGCTGTCGGCAGGTCCGTCAATTCTCGCTGGATCGGCTCATATCCGTAGTCCACACAAAACGGCTGCCCGCTCGTGTCGTGTTTTGCAATCACGAACCAGTCCAACTGTGCCGCTCGCACGTCCACACCGGCTGCAATGCGGCTGCAATCTGCCGGGACCAGCCCCCGCCTGTACTGGCTTTGGCGGTGCATCACGGTCTTCCAGTCCAGTGGCTCAACGGCCGTTTCCTTTGGCTTCGCCGGCAGTGCCCAGGTCCACTGGAGAATCTCCCGCTCTGAGTTGTCGCGGTCAACCTCCCGCATTCCTCGCCATTCATCCGCCCCGACGATGCCAGCCGTGACGAAGGTATTCGTGGCTGCTGAATAGCGGAATCCCATCGTCTTCGTGGCTGGAATCTCCCCGTGCACAGATCCATCAGGCAGGATGATTTGCCCACGGTGCCGCAACCGTGCCTGTGTCAGTTGTTGGATCCGCTGCCCGTCGTCAAACAGGATGCCGCACGCAGGGCAGGCCCACCGGCTGGCAATCTCCGCTTCGGCCTCGGTCGTGGCCTCATGGTAGCCGATGAGGTTGTCTCGACTCGGCGCGATGAACTCCCCGCAGGAATGGCACGGGAAAACCACCTCGCCGGCGGTGCCTTGGCTCCACTCCTGCCAGATCCGGCCAGTCTCGACCGTGACCGTGGATTCCAGATAGATTCTGGCCTGACCGCTCGCACGATAGGCACGCACTCGGCCTTCCATCTGCTTCAGCTTTGTGGCTTCGTCTGACTTGCCGCCGACTTCGTCCAAGTGGCTCACCTCCGTGACCACCAGCACCGGACCCGTGAATCCAGCCCGCTTGCTGTCATCTCCGCCGGCTGAAATGAACTTCAACGCCGCACCATTGCCGAACTGAATCAGGCTCGGAGTTCCGCCGCCAGATCCGCTGCCCTTGCGTGGCAGGTATTGTGCGTAACGGCTGGCCTCAATTGCCGGCCTGATGTCCATTTTCCACTTGTCTGCTGCCATGTCCATTGTCGGCAGGCCAAACAGCACCGTTTGAACCCGTTCGAACAGGTGATACAAAATCGGGATGACGACGAATGCCAGGGTCTTCCCGGACTGCTGCGGACCTGTGCAGGCGTAGCGGAAAAAATGCCCTTGGTCGACAACGTCGAAAAACAACCCGTGTGCCGGCTGTCGCGAGACCCTGAACCGCTGCCTCTGATACGGTCCATCAGGCAGGATGATTTCGTCTTCGGCAAACTGCCTCATCCCCCGATACGGTCGCAGGATGACGTGTCTGGCGAATACGTCACGCAGTGCCGCTGCCGACGGTTTCGCGTACAGATCCCACGGGATCTGATGTTGTGGTGTCGCCATGTGCATTTGTCAGCCG